CAAATAGTTTATTCGATAATAGTGCATTCACGACTTCGGTTACTGCGAATACACCATTTACACTTAATATTACCGGACTGACAGCAGCATCGCTTGATAAATTCTGGGTCCAATTAAAAGACGTCTATGGTAACAGATCGACAAATTCCGTCAACGAGTTACTTTCTCACGTAGGTTATACTCGTGTAGTAGTCGGAACACCCGACCCTAATACAGCAAATAGATTGACAAGCACACCCGATATTATTTCTGGTGATATTATTGACTATAACAACGTCATGGGTACTGGTAGTGTCACTGTGAATACAGATGCAACATTCTATTCTTCTAATGTTACTTCCTTCGATTTCTACGTGGGTAATACTGCTCTAGGATGGGGGAATGTTGCTACTCAATCAATAACACAGGTATTGGCATCTAGATTCGCTACTATCTTCAGAGGAAAAAGGAACGGTAGATTATAATGTGTCCAGTCTCGGTCTATTTTAATAATTACAATGCCAAAAACGAACAAGAACTCTATGAGGAATTGATCGGTGAGGTTGTACAGACATGGGGAATAGATACTTTTTATCTTCCTAGAACATCTGAATCTTCGTTTGATCTGATCTACGGGGACGACCCAACAAAATTATATGCTTCTCATTACCCTATTGAGATGTATATTAAGAATGTTGATCAATTCGAAGGTGAAGATCTATTCACCAAGTTCGGTATCGAGGTTCGCAAACAAGTAAGATTGATTGTTCCTAATAGAGCATTCAAAAAACAAGTTCCTTCGACATACACTAGACCTCGAGAAGGTGATTTGGTTTGGATGACAAATTTCAGAGCCTTGTTTGAGATTAAATTTGTCAACGAAGAGAATTTCTATTACGCCTTCGGTTCTAATCATCTCTACGGTTACGAATTAATATGCGAGAAATTCATCTATTCAGATGAGGTAATTGATGTGGGTGTGGATGAAATTTCCAAGAAAGTAGATAGTATCATTACTTCGTATAATTATAACCTATATGCTAATGGTACCGGGACATTTATAAACTCGGAACAGGTATATCAAGGATCTAACCTAGCGTCTGCTATTGCTACTGCAGAAGTCGTTCGTTGGAATAAACCTTCGCTTGTGCTTACTCTTAAAAATATCGAAGGGTCCTTTGCTAATGGCGGCGCGGTTATTGGTGTACAAAGCAACGCGGTATATACTATCAACACATCTAACTTATTACAGGATACTACCGATCAACAAAACAACAACCAGGCTCTAGATATCGAAGCACAGACATTCCTAGATTTTTCTGAAAACAATCCATTCGGACAACCTTGATGATAGCACTCAGCACACATTTCTACCACAAAACAATCAGACGTTGTGTTGTAGCATTCGGCAACATGTTCAATGAGATCGTGCTTGTTAAATATGAGAACGGTTCTTTCAATGAATTGAGTCGAGTAACTGTTCCTTTATCATATTCTGGTAATGAAAATTTTGCTCAGCGTTTGTACGGTAACCCGGATCTACCGACAGCGGTACAGATCAAGCTACCAAGAATGTCATTCGAGATGATGGATATAGCATACGATCCATCTAGAAAGCTCTCGATATTCAATACGGAATGTGGACCGGGTGCCAATAATAATGTCGAGAATGTTATATATTCCGGAGCTCCTTATAACGTATATTTCGATCTAGACATATATGTCAGAAATATCGAGGACGGGGCACAGATTGTAGAACAAATTCTACCATATTTTAATCCAGACTATACACTAGCAATGCAGCTGGTGGATTCTCCTCTAATCGTAAAGAATATTCCTTTGGTTCTAGAATCGGTAAGTCACGAAAATGACTATATCGGTGGTGAAGAACAAGTTCGTTATGTTCGTTGGAATCTAAAGTTTGTAATGAAGACGTATTTTTATGGTCCAACGAATCCTGCAGGAACTTTGATTAGGCATATAACAGCAAATACTCATATAATGGGTGCTAATTCTAATACACCTATTGTAATTCAGACGGTCGATCCTGATCCTTTGAATGCTGGTCCGCAAGATGCATATGGATTTACCGAGGTAATAATAGAGAAACCTTAATATGAATGATATCGACGAATCATTATCAAAACTATTTGAATCAAAACCTCTAGCAGAAATGCCTAGAGAGGTCAGACAACCACCGGCGTTAATCGAACAACAAAAAGAAGAACCGGAAAAGACTCCAGAACAGCAAGAGCTCGAAGCAGATCTAAGGTTTGTCAGAAGCAGTCTTTATGGTATAATGGATAACGGATCGGAAGCGATCGAACAACTCATGCAACTGTCTAAGGAATCTCAGCATCCCAGAACATACGAAGTATTAGGAAACTTCATGAAAAACATGGGAGAAATGTCGGACAAATTGTTGGACCTACACAAAAAGAAACAAGAGTTGACAGGTGTAAAAGTAGAGGCTCAAGCACAACAAAACATCACAGTAGAGAAAGCAGTATTTGTAGGAACTACTTCCGATTTATTGAAGAGAGTAGAACAGGAAAAAGAAGTTGGCAATTGATTTTTACAATGGTAATTCTAATATCAAGAAGGCTGGTGTCAAGCACCAGTTCACTCAGGATCAGATTAACGAATTTATCAAATGCCGAGATGACATAGTATATTTTATTTCGTCGTATTGTAAGATTGTAACTCTAGATAACGGTCTTCAACTATTTGCACCTTTTGAATATCAGAAGAAGATGGTTAAAGCATTCCACGAGAATCGCTTTATTGTCAATCTTCTACCAAGACAGATGGGAAAATCAACCATCGTTGCCGCATATCTGTTACATTATGTTCTTTTTAATGAAAACAAGTTAGTAGGTCTCTTGGCTAACAAAGCTGCTACTTCCAGAGAGATTTTGCTTCGTATTAAACGTATGTACGAGAATCTTCCTTTTTGGTTACAACAAGGTGTAACCGAATGGAATAAAGGTACAATTATTCTAGGTAACGGTTCGTCAATTATGGCGGCTGCTACTTCTTCCGATTCTATTCGTGGATTCTCTTTCAACGTAATTTATCTAGATGAATTTGCGCACGTAGAACAACAACTACAATTCTGGGAATCCACATATCCTGTAATTTCATCGGGCGATAACTCTAAGGTTATTATCACATCCACTCCGCGTGGTATGGAATTATTTTATAAGATTTATACAGAGGCAGAGCAAGGGATAAACGACTTTGTACCTATTAAAGTGCATTGGTCAGAACATCCTAAACGAGATGAGAAGTGGAAAGAAACCACATTAAGAAATATCGGAGAGGTTCAGTTTACTCAGGAATTCGGCTGCGTTACCGAAGAAACTCTAATAGAGATTTTAGATAAAGTAACCGGAGCAATACATAAACTATCGATCGGTGAATTGAGGGAAATGTTAAAAACACAATAATCCCAGAAATCCGATTTATTATAAATATAATAAATTATAGTAAATCGGAGTAAGATATGGCATGTGTATATAAAATAACTAGAACAGATGGTTTAGAATATATCGGTATTACTATTAATTTATATAAAAGAATAAAACAACATCGAAAATCTAATAGATTTTCGATGGGTATTTCGGATGTTATTGTATTATCGGATAATATTAGTTACGAAGAAGCCGAAATTTTAGAGGAAAAATATATAAACCAATTCGACACATACAAACATGGTCTTAATGTTACACCTAACGGAAAGGGTTTAAATGAAGGATGTAAATTTAATACATTAGGGCATAAATTTTCTAATAAAAGTAAGTTAAAGATGAGTATATCTGCCAAAAAACGAGGACCTACCAATAAAGGTATACCTTGCAAAGAAGAAACAAAACAAAAAATTAGTTTAGCTAATAAAGGTAAACGCCCGCCTAATAAGAAGTTGAATGCCGATATAATATCAGATATTCTCATATCATATAAAGAAGATACTATTATATTTGATAATGATTTTATACGACAATTTGTTAAAAAGTCCGATCATTCAAAAGTAGGATTGGGTGTTCCGCTAGTATGTAAAAACGGTAAAGCATTGAATAGATTAACATTATATGCACATTATTATGCTATTAAACTTAACGTGACACCTCAGCTTATATCTAAAGTAATTAAGAATATAGAGAATAATGGAATTTATTGCTAATAAAAGATTTCAAATATCCACACCTAACGGATGGTCTGATTTTTCCGGGATAAGAATACAAGAAAAATCAGACCTTATTTGTGTCGTTACGAATTCGGGTGCTGAATTAAACTGTACTTTAGATCACCGACTCAAGTTAGATTCTGGCATATTTAAATATGCTTTCGACTTAAATGTTTTCGATAAAATAGTAACCGAAAATGGTATCGATATTATTGTCGATATTATTCCATTAGAACGCAAAAATACTAAAGTATATGATCTAACTAACGTCGAAAAAAATAATGAATATTTTACCGGTGGATTACTAAGCCATAACTGCGAATTCTTGGGGAGTTCGGGAACTCTTATTTCGGGTGAAGCACTCAAGAACATGGTTTTTGTTCAGCCAGAATCGACATTTTTGAACAATTCGCTTCATATATTCGAACAAGTAGTCAAGGATCGTGTATATGTGTTGGTAGCAGATGTTGCTAGAGGAACAGGGAACGATTATTCAGCATTTATTGTTTTCGATATATCAGAATTCCCATATAAGATAGCAGCAAAATACAGAAACAATCAAATTTCCCCTATAATGTTTCCTGATGTGATAGTACAGTCAGCTAAATATTATAATGATGCATATCTTCTCATAGAAAATAACGATGCCGGCGGACAGGTCGCGGATACCGTATTATACGATTTAGAATACGATAACTTATTCTATACGGTCGATATCAAAGGCAAGACACATCTTGGTCAAAGTAACAAAATATCTAATGGTATGACTGTCGGAAAAACGACCAACGGAATACGAACAACCAAGAAAAATAAGAGACTCGGGTGTAATGCACTAAAGGCTCTGGTAGAAAATAATAAACTTATTATTCAAGATTATGATATCATAAGTGAATTATCTACATTCATTCTGGTGCGTGATTCTTATCAAGCAGACGACGGATGTAACGATGATCTTGCTATGTGTCTGGTATTATTCTCGTGGATGTCGACACAACCGTTCTTCAGAGATATTACTGGTAGTGATCTGAGAAAGAAATTGTTCGATGATAAAATACAACAAATGGAAGAAGATATGCCAATATCAGCAACCTCGAGCGATGCCATCGAACAATCGGAAAAATATATTGTAGAAGATGGGGTTGTATGGGAAATCGGGGCAAGTCAGATGCATGGTGGGTGGTAGGAGAAAAGTGATTTTTAATAAATACCATGTATAAAGTTCCCACACAATTTTGCGAACAAAATAGGAGCACATAATGTCTAATTTTCAAGTTAGTCCAGGCGTAAAATTCTCTGAGATTGATACTACAGGTGGTGTACCCGCTACTTCTGTATCGACCGGGGCATTTGCTGGACAATTCAGATGGGGACCTGCGAACCAGATCATCACCGTCTCTTCAGAAGTACAACTAGCATCAATTTTCTACGAACCAGACGATAATACAGCTGTATCGTTTTTCTCGGCAGCAAATTATCTAGCATATTCCAACGACCTAAGAGTCGTGCGCGCGGTCAATGCTAACGGATCGAGCCGAAATGCCACAGGTAACGCCAATGCTTCGCTTATTATTGCTAATAGCGAAGATTATTTTACTCTATTCTATAACGGGGCATCGGGATACGGTCCTTTTGTTGCACGATACCCGGGGGATCTAGGAAACTCACTTCAAGTATCCGTATGCGATAGCAATACTGCATTCTCTACATGGGCATGGTCATACTTGTTCGATTCGGCACCTGCAACATCGACATATGCATCTAGAACAGGTAGTTCGAACGACGAACTTCATGTAGCGGTTATCGATACTACAGGAGCATTCACAGGAACAGCTAATACAGTTCTAGAAACTTTCCCTCATGTGTCTAAGGCTCTAGATGCTACAGACGGAAGCGGAAATTCTATTTACTATAAAGAAGTAATTTACAGAACATCTCGTTATGTTCATTGGTTAGCTCACCCAACTAATAATGCTGCTACATGGGGTACTGTTTCTCTCAATGTATCCTACTCGACTCAGACGACAGCTAATACAGTTTCTCTTTCTAATGGTGCAGTCGGTGTCGTTGCAGATGGTAATACTATTAGTGCATTCGACAATTATCTGAATAAAGATTTTGTCGATATCTCTATTATGTTTACCGGTTCAGCTAATACTGCTGTTCAAGATGAGACAATTAGCATTGCAGAAACCAGACAGGATATGGTTGTTTGTATTTCTCCACCGCTTTCTGCTTGCCAGAATACTAATGCATCTTCTCCTGCACAAGCAATAACCGATTCTCTTTCGGGTGTTACTAGCTCTTCTTATGCAGTTGTTGATAGCGGATGGAAATATCAATACGACAAATACAATGATAAATATCGTTGGATTCCGTTGAATGGTGACATCGCTGGTTTGATGGCACGCACAGACGATACTCGCGATCCATGGTTCTCACCTGCAGGATCTCAACGCGGTCAAATCAAGAATGCAATCAAACTTGCATACAATCCTGATCAGACCGGGCGCGATCAACTTTACAAAAACGGTGTTAATCCTGTCGTAGCATTCCCGGGCGAAGGAACAATCCTTTATGGGGATAAAACATTCCAGATCAGACCTAGTGCGTTCGATAGAATCGGTGTTCGTAGATTGTTCATTGTTCTAGAAAAAATGATCAGCAAAGCAGCACGTAACAGTCTATTCGAATTCAACGATAACTTTACACAAGCACAATTTAGAAATCTAGTAGAACCAATGCTAAGAACGGTAAAAGGTCGTCGTGGTATTTACGATTTCCAAGTAGTTTGTGATTCTACAAACAATACACCGGATATCGTCGATGCGAATCAATTTGTGGGTGACATATATATTAAACCGGCACGTAGTATTAATTATATCCAACTCAACTTCGTGGCAGTTCGTTCTGGTGTTGCGTTCAGCGAGATAGTTGGTCAGTTCTAAGGAATTAAATGAATATTCGAGAAATGCTTATCTCCGAGAAACTCTTGTCGCCAACCAGCGGCAAAATTTCTCCGTGGTTAAACAGAAAGATTAGCAAAGATCTATTGGAAATAATTACAGATAGATCTGGTTTTCTTATACACGAATATTCTTTAGCTGACAGAATTTTAATATTGCTTAGCGGTGTTTCGCAACAACCAAAATGCGTTTGTTGTGGAACACCGACTAAATTCCATAAGAGCATAAATAAATTTTCCGATACTTGTAATAATAAGAATTGTACTTCTCCCGATACTATATCTAAACGTCTTGATACCATAGAAGAGAAATACGGGGTTAGAAAGTTTTTTCATTCCATAACTTCCGAACAACAAAAAGAAAATTCGATTATCGCCCAGCGAGCATCTATAGATTCTATCCAAAAGAAATACGGTGTCGATAATATTATGAAAATACCGGGTGTAAAGGAAACTCATCTACGTAATGTGCATAGAGGTAAAAGAGATTCTTTTGATATAGGTACTCACTTTTCCCAAAAACATTATTCGGATAAGATGATATGGGCAATTAATAATTTAGACGAAATTTACAAGGAACATATCGATCACCAAATACCTATAACAGTATTATCAAGAAATTATGGATTTTCTGGATCGTTTCTATTTAATAAAATGAAGGATGAATATGATCTGAAACAATTTTCCGGATCACTTGCTCAGAGAGAACTTTTTGCCGAGTTCGAACATCTGGGTGCTATACAAAATGATAGGAAAGCTATTGCGCCTAAAGAGATCGATATATTCTTTCCTACTCATAAAGTAGGTATTGAAGTAGATGGTGTTTTTTGGCACTCAAAAAATCACACCAAAACAGATAGGTATCATAAAGAAAAAATGGATTTAGCTAATTTAGCAGGAATCCGTTTATTAAGGTTTACGACGGAAGAATTATCGACCAAAAAGGACATAGTATCGTCGATGATTTTGAATGCATTGAGAGAAAGTAATAATAAAATATTTGCTAGAAAAACATCGGTCAGAATAGTTTCTAAAGATGAAGAAAAGGAATTCTTTAATAAAAATCACATCCAAGGATTTACTGGATCTTCGATTGCTTTGGGGCTAGAGTATAATAATCAGCTAGTATTTGTGGTATCATTCGGCAAACCCAGATATAATAAATCATATGATTGGGAAATTATTAGATCTTCGTCTTTATTAGGAACAAATGTAGTAGGCGGCTTTTCGAAGATATTAACTAATTTTATTGAAATGCAAGGACCATCTAAAATCATATCATATGTCGATCTTAGATTTTTTACCGGGTCTTCTCTTTTAAATTGTGGGTTTAAACACGTAAAGAATACCGATGTTGGTTATTATTACACATCTGACGGAGAGACCTTACAAAATAGACTAAAATTTCAAAAACATAAACTAGGAAATATTTTATCTAACTTTGATGTTAGTCTTACCGAAAAACAGAACATGATCAATAATGGATATCGAATTTTCTATGATTGTGGTCAAGCGGTATTCCATCTCACATAAATATAGAGATCTATTAGGAGAAAATAAATGGCTTTCGACGTAACACAATTCAGAGCAGCATTAACAGGTGATGGCGCGCGCCCTAACCTGTTCCAAGTGCAGCTTAACTTCCCATCGTTCGTAACAGATTCTACTACGGCTGCTATTAAGAGTACGTTTCTTGTAAACGCAGCACAGTTGCCCGATTCTAATCTTGGTACAGCTCCACAATACTATTTTGGACGCGAAGTTAAACTTGCTGGTAACAGAACATATTCCCCATGGGTTGTATCTGTTGTCAACGATGAAGACTTTGTTATCCGTACGGCTTTCGAACGCTGGATCGATGCAATGAATGCTCCACTAGGTAGTATTCGAGATGTAAGAGCAGCAGTTCTAGATGGTGGATATGGTCAAGATGCTAAGGTAACTCAATTCGGTAAAACGGGTATTCCTATCAGCATATATAACTTTGTAGGATTATTTCCGACAAATATTTCACCTATCGACCTTAACTGGCAAGCCAATGATCAAATCGAAGAATTCCAAGTAACATTCGATTATCAATATTGGACAAACGGAAGTAGCGAGCTTGCAGCAACAATTTCTGCTGCGGCTACTGTGGCTGGTGGTGTTCTATA